GTTTGTAATCCAGTAAGCCCTGCATCAACCCCTCTAACAAAAGTTTCACCTAAAGTAGCAGGTCCTAATGTACGGCTATCAACCATCTCCATGTCAGGACGGGCTGGCAGTTCCCTATTAGCAGATTCTTCAAAGAAACGGTTAAGTATCTCACTCACTATCAGTCCCTGTACGTTTCTTTGCGTTATCTAAACCAATAGATAAAATAAGATTAACTAACTCCTCCTGACCTTTAAGTGCATCTCTTAATTGGCCTACAGTTAAAGAAGCATCTCTACCTGAAGGACCTCTATAAATTATGCTTGTTACACCCTCTCGTTCAGTGTCATTGGTAACAATGTTCTGAATATCAAAATCATCAGACTGTACATTAACGCCACCGAACCAGTTATTATCTCCAGCTACCCTACCTGTATACGCAGAGAGTAAAGAACTAAAACTTTTCACTAATGCTGCTTTAACTTGTGGAGATAAATTTGGCCTTAGTTCTATTGTTCTTTGAAGCTCCCTCATCCGTAACAGAGCTTTCTGCCCAAAAGTTTCGCCATCTTCATCAGTAGCATCAGGGTCAAAACTACCATCAGCCATCCTAAGAACAAGTCTATCAACATCACCGAAAGTCTTGAGTAAACTTGTTCTGTCTGTCTGAGATAACTTGTTGTCATTTCTCAGAAGTCTTGCAAACTTTCGTTGTTCTAACCCTAACTCTCTTTCTTTTCGATCAGCTTCTGCAATATCAAGCGGCATTGCTCCAAAGTTACTGCCTTGAACAGTGCCTAATAGAGCTTCTACAAATTGTTCTTTTGCGTTTTTAGTTGGGGCAAGAGCTATTGCAACAGCAGCTTGAATAATTAATTGGTCTGCAGGTTGTTTACCTGCAAAATCTCCAATATTCCTTATATTATTGGCTTTAATAACTTTATCAGCAGCTGCTGTTTCTCTTTCATCAAAGCTAAGTACGCCTCCTTCAACAGCTTCATCCATCTGCCTAATAACACTTTTAACAAATTCAGCATCTTTATCTTTAAATGGATTAATCTTGTCATCAGGGTTATAAATGTCTTTAACCTTTTTAGACAAGCTTTTATAGGCTTCAGTACGCATTGCCTCCGTTGTGACACCTGCTTTAAGTAGCCGTACCTTTTCTTCATTTAACGCTGCAAGTTGATTTTTCTGATCCTCTGTAGGATTGTTAATGCTTTCTAACAAAGAAATCTCTTTATCAACAGCACCCATAACGTAATCTGAGTATTCATCATTTGCTTTATTAAGCTTTTTAACCGCTTCTTTTCTTTGTTTTATTAGTTGATCTCTTCTGTTCTGATAGCCTTGTTTTAAACCAGCACGATCTTCTTTCTCTATTAAATCGTTAAGCTTTTGAATGTCTTCATCAAAAGCTTGTACACCTATTGGAGAGGCAACTTTACTCCCCCGTCTGGGTTTCTCTCTTTCGTTACCTGCTAGTCGTGCTTGTTCTTCTTTTAAGTCGGTTAGCTTTTTACCTCTTTTCATCCTTGGTGCAGTTCGATCACTAACAACAAGTTTTTCTCCTAAAGAAGAAACTGTAGCAGAGGGGCTTTCTTTTGTTTCATCCTCTGCAAAAACTCTGTTTTCTAAAGCATCTATCTTTGCAAGTTCTTCTGGTTGATCTGCATACGTTTGACGTAACAGTTTTAATTGAAACTCGTACTTATCCTTGCCTTTCAGGTCAGTCATTATGTCTACTAACTCACGTTCTGTAGCAGCATCACGAGAGTCACGTATTGCGCTTTGGGCAGATGCAGAAAGTTCTTGTTTAGCCTCTACTGAGTCATCATAAGTTCTTTCCGATAACTGGCTTGCAAAACCAACTTGAGACATTAATTGTGAACCCCTTGGGCCAGCTTCTCTAATAAGCAAGTTCATTCGCTCATTTAAAAGACTAAATATCTTATCTTCTGAAAATGTTAAAACGGGGGCATTAGGGTCCATAGAACCACCCTCAGTTGCAACCCCTTCTCCACCAGGAATAGGAGATCCGTCAGGATTAACCCTAGAGCCTGTTATTACATACATAGGTTTCCCATCGTCACCTCTTATGTTGTAATTTATTTCTGGTGCGCCAAAAAGAAAATTGCCATCAACTCCTTCGGCTTTTACACCACTATTAATTGCAAGTTGCGTTAAATCTTGTAGTTTTCCTTCTCGAAAAAGTTTTTTGGCTTTGTCATTTAAAACTAGCTCCCCCGTATCATCATCAATAGAGAGTAGCCCTTTGTTAATGTACTCCCGTTGAAGTGTTCCAAGAGACTCAAAATAGCCTTCTTCTTTATCAACTTCCTCTTTCTCGAATGCAAGTCGCTCTTCTCCAAGTGCAGTTTGTCTGTCTCGTGAGGCAATGGCTCTATTCTGCCTTATCATACCTAACACTTGCTCCATTACTCTGCTCATCAGTATTCCCCTAAATAAACGGCAGCATCATAATAGCAGCAGCACCTAAACCGCCTATCGTGCTGTATTTGTTAGCTTTATACTGCGCTCTAGCTTGACTATAAGCATTCTTTCTTTGTGTTGCATCGGCAGCAGCACTACCTAATTGTTGTAAGCTACTACGATTAACACCCTGCCCAATGTTAATTAGATCACCTAAAAGCTTTTGATTTGCATCACGCTGAGCAATACGAGCATCAGCAATAGATTGAATACCGCCTAATGTAGTCCCACGCCTAAGATTACGTTCCATTTCTTGTTGTTGTGCAGGAGTCAGTGCTGCTCCATAACGTGATACATTCCTTTGAGCAATGTCACGGGTTCTTTGCTCAGCCATTCCTGCATCTTCTCTAGCTGAGTCAATCAAGCTAGTATCTGTACTGGCTTTTTCGAGTAGCTCTTTTTCAAAGTCTCTATAGTCTCTAACGTAATCAAGATAATCTTGCCGTGTTATATCAGCAAAGACTTTATCAGGGTCATTTACTGGAGCTAAACCAGCACTATCTGACATAGGCTGAGTTTCTTCAAACTCCCCTGTTTCTGGGTTAAACTTTTTATTACGATATAAGCTATTAAAATTCATACTTTTTTACCAAACATACCGCCTTCACCAAACATAGCACCTTCACCAAAAATCCCTTGTTTTTTGTCGTAAGCCTCTGCACCTGCTAATGCTAATCCCACACCTGCATCAAATTTAGCAGCAGATACTTGTTCTCTTGCTCTAGCTCTTTGCAATGCTTCAGAAGTTGCTAACCTAGAGGCTTGTGCCATACCAGATTGGGCATCAGCAGCTTGCCCTCTAGCAGTACCAAGCACACCAGTAGACATTTTGTTCCTAACTGCTGCAGCAGCTTCATCAGCTTTTTGTAGCTGACCACTAATTGCCGCTGACCTATCTCCTACACGAGAAACATCTGTTGCTTGACGAAAGTTAACCACAGAAGGTCCTGTTAAAGCTTGCATAGTATCGGAGTTTGCTCTGCCGCGAACAGACTCTTCAAACTTATAGTTCTTTGCCATGTCACGCATTTCACGTAACTTAGGGGCATAATTTTGATCAAAGAATACTTTTTCAGCCCTTGCTACAGCAGCACTAGCCTTCTCCGCTTCAGAAGGTTTATAGTCTTGTTGTTTAGGTTTACCACCCATTAAACTCTCCTTGTATAAACAGAATGGTTTAGTTCCCATCCTGCGTCTAACCACCGTTGCGTAAACGGCTTTGGTGTACGAACTTCTAGTTCTATGTACCCTGCCTTACTTGCTTCCTCAGAGAAAAAAGTCATGTATTTTAATACACAATCTTTGCCTCTCTCTTCTGCCCATGCTATCCAAATCAACAAAGTTGACGTTCTTGCATACTCATCTTTTAAACCAGTAGTTATAACAAACCCTTCTGAAGCTACCCATAACTGCGCCTCACCGTTGACACAAGCTGCGTACACATCTTCTGGTATAAAAGTTAATTGTTTCTGGTCCTCTAGTATCTCCTGTATTCCGTCCCTAACCCAATGCCAATGGTCCCTAATGTCAGCTAACTGTGGCTCATCGGATCTCTCTTCCATACCTGTTTCTCCTCCTGTTTAACGGTAGGAATGGTCCACCGTATCTCACTTTCCTAGCTACGCCAGTGTCAGATTGCTGCGCTCTACGCTCTGCTTCTACTAACCCAACGTTATATAATGACCTGTAAACGTCTGCACCTTGAAAATCAGTCCAATCACGGCTTGGCATACGTAACAATCGGAACAAAGTTCCATTTACAATCGCTTCTCTATAATCATCCATGATGTCATCGTTACAACTGGTTGACGTATGCAACGGTTTTAACTGTACTCGTAGCCTTGTACTGTTTGCCGTTGTTTCATTAGGTACAGGTACAAGATAAAACAGTGAACGAGACTGTTTAACAAAGTATTCAGGTGTACCATAGTAAGAAGGCTCACGCCATTTAGGTTTACGCTCTTCTAGTAATGAAGTTGAAATAGGCTCTAAAGCATCTCCATTGAATAACACCCACATAATTTTATGGACTGCGGTATCAGTGGGAGGTTCAAGATCATACTCATAGATGCCAGATACCGTTGTAATCGGGTCTAACTCAGCCTGATATACCCCAGCTTTTTCGCATAGCTCAATAACTGCGGATCGAATATTAGACTCTATTAGAGAATCAGGGCAGTTTTGAACCATTGGTATAATATCAGGCAGCAAAGATTCATATGTAGCCATTAGTTAACCCCCATCCCACGCATAGCTGCAGCTTGTGCTTGATTACCTGCATCTAAATTAGGAGTCGTAGTTAAATCAATTTGAGACTTACCAGTAACAGAAGTAATAAACAAATTGTAGTGTGAACTCGCTCGTTGCTGATTTCCAACAAACTCACTGTCCTTCATATACGCCATGTATAAAACGTAGTTCATTACGGCATTTGCAAAGACATCTGGTATATCCAGATTGCCATTTGCAGCTACTGTCGTTGGGTTAGCCGAATAAATAATTTCTAAAAAAGAAGAAGCCCCACTAGCAACCCCAGGATAAACATAATAGTTACGAGGATTTTGATCTTCATACATATAGTGCTTAATCAAAGAGCCGTGTTTAGCATCGCCTTTTACAGTAGGGTCATGCCAAGACGGTTGTATTGAATCTAGTGAATCTCTTGAAACTAAACGAGTAGCTCGTTTCCCTGTGCCTACTCTTGTGCCTGTGTTGACTTGAAAGCCCATTCCAGCATGTTGCGTACAGTAGGTGTATAACGTAGGTGCGCCAACTGCGACAGTAATTTTTGTAAAAGCCGTGCCAGATCCAGGTGTGCCTGACGTTGTTACGCCTGTTGTATACTCAGAACCACCGCCATGTGAGCCATTAGCCGTTGT